TGGTAAAAACCACAAAACCTTACCAGTTGGGTCAACTGGGTGAATTCTTTGAGGAAACTCAATGTCAGAAGTAGCAGAACGACTTGCCGCCAATGTGGTGACAAGTGAAAATTTAGCTGAATTTAATGCCAAACGAATGGGTTTAGCTGATCCATCGCCTAGCGAGGCTGTCGAGGTGACAGAGCCGCAAGAGGTTGATCAAGGACAGAGTGAACCGACAGAGGCAGAAAATGATGCGACAGCAACAGAGGATCGAAAACAAAATCCTAAGCTGGAAAGACGGTTTTCAGAAATAACCAAGCAGCGCGAGGCAGCACGGGAAGAAGCCCGTAGGGAACGCGAAGCAAGGGAGAATCTGGAAGCAAAGGTAAGGGACTTGGAGGCCAAATTTCAGCCCAAAGCTGAACCAGTAGCCGAAACAGAACCGTTGCCAGAGCAGTTCAGCGATATGTACGAATACGCCAAGGCGTTGACTGACTATCGTGTAGAGCAGCGATTACAGGAAGAAAAGCAAAAAGAAGTGCAGGCCAAGGCAGCCGCCGAACATTCCAAGCTGATAGATGCATGGGGTCAACGGGTAAAGGCAGCCAAAGCTGAAATGCCAGACTTTGATGACATGATTAGTTCCACAGACGTTACGGTAAGTAACGAAGTGCGGGACGCAATCTTTGAATCAGATGTTGGCCCACGCATTTTGTATCACCTTGCCGAAAATCCTGACTTTGCTGTGAAACTGCAAGGCATGACCTTGACCGCCGCCTTACGAGCAATTGGGAGATTGGAAGCCCAGTACGAAAAGACTGAGCCTCAGACAAAGACTGTTGTTGGGAAAAGTAAAGCACCCGCGCCGATCAATCCAATCCGATCAGCAGCCAACGGGCGTGATGTAAACCTGACCAGTGATGGTCAATTTCATGGTTCATATCAGGCTTGGAGAGCAGCACGATTGGCTGGAAAGATTCGCTAAACCCATTCTTTTAAGGAAACGAAATGAGCAACAATCTGCTTACCATCAGCATGATCACCAACGAAGCGTTGATGGTCTTGGAAAACGAATTGACTTTTTCAAGTGAAGTCGAACGCAACTACGATGACCAATTTGCCGTAACTGGCGCAAAAATTGGTGCAACCTTGAACGTCCGCAAACCCGGTCGTTTCATCGGTACAACTGGCCCAGCCCTGAACGTTGAAGATTTCAACGAAACCTCAGTGCCTGTCACTTTGTCCACACAGTTCCACGTTGATACCCAGTTCACCAGCCAAGACTTGGCTTTGTCTCTGGATATGTTCTCTGACCGTGTATTGAAGCCTGCTGTTGCAGCTATTGCCAACAAGATCGACTTTGACGGTCTGACAATGGCTAAAAACAACACCGCCAACATTGTCGGTACTGCTGGCACACCCCCAACTGGCTTGATCACATACCTGACCGCAGGCGCGTATCTTGACAGCGAGGGCGCACCCCGTGATGGTCGCCGTTCATGTATCGTTGAACCGTTCACAGGCGCAACCATTGTTGACAGCTTGAAAGGTTTGTTTGTTCCCTCAGAAAAAATTTCAAGCCAGTACACCAAAGGCATGATGGGCCGTGACTCAGCAGGCATGAACTGGAAGATGGATCAGAACGTTGTGGCACAAACTTTCGGTTCTTATGCAACCGCAACTTTGGCTTGCGCTACTACCACTGGTACTGGCTTCATTTCAACTGGCTGGGCATCAACCTCCACCATTGCATTGACCGCTACCACAGCTACTGCTGGTTTGAAACAAGGCGATGTGATTCAGATTGCAGGCATCTATGCAGTCAACCCACAGAACCGTCAAGCCTACGGCAGCAACAAACTGCGTAACTTTGTCGTGACTTCTGATGTAACCGTGGGAACTGCTGGCACAACTTCTGTGACCGTTAGCCCTGCCGTGATTACTGGTGGTCAGTTCCAAAACGTTAGCTTGGCTTCCACCAGCGCAACCGCTGTTGTGACTCCTTTTAATAACACAGGCACTGTGTCTCCACAAAATATTGTGATGCACAAAAATGCTTTTACTTTGGCTTGCGCCGATTTGGAATTGCCTGATGGCGTTCACTTTGCTGGTCGCGCAAGCGATAAGGAACTGGGTTTGTCAATGCGTGTGGTTCGCCAATACACAATCAACAACGATTCGATCCCGACTCGCGTTGATGTGCTTTATGGTTGGGCGCCGCTGTACCCAGAACTTGCCTGCCGTGTCGCAGCCTAAAGGTTAATGGGGGCTTAAAACACCCCCGTTTCATCAAACAAATTTTAAGGAAAACATATCATGGCAAATCCCGGACCAGCATCAACCACCACCAACCACCCCACGCCTTTAGCAACCAACCAAGCCCTGCGTTTGATTGCGTCTGCCCAAGGCGTGAATTTGAACCAAGTCGCAGACACTATTGCACCTATTTTGGTTAATGGTCGCGTTAGCGTTCAAAGCGTCATTGTTACCAATGCATCTATTGACCTGACCACAGCGCAATTGGCTGTGTACACAGGCCCCGGCGCAACTGGCACAGCAGTTAAATCTGCTTATGCTTTGTCTGGTAACACAACCGCAGCCAAAGTGGTTGTGACTGCTGCTACATCTACCGATGCAGTAACTGGCACACCCCTTTACATCCGCAACACAACCGTGCAAGGCGCGGCTGCAACTGCTGATGTTTTCATCTATGGTTACGACCTGACATTCCTGCCTTAAATCGCATGGAATAAGTGGAAAAGCCATCCTCAAAAGGGGTGGCTTTTTCTATTTGTAAGCCTATAATTCATCAAACTACTGAGGGACTAAACATGGTCAACACTTCTGTAATGCGCCCAAGCGGTCGCACATACGCCCTAAATTTGACAACAGCAGCCAGTGCCGCACTGTTGATTGAGGCCACCACCAATGACCAAACCAACTATGTTTCACTGTTGAACACAGGTTCTGGCGTTGCCGCGGTGGAATTGTCTAATTCCAGCACAGTAACCACCCCGACTGTGGCATCCACAGGTAACAGCGGCTCATTTGTGTTGCCAGCAACCATGACTTACCCTTTGATAATTGCCGCCCCTAAAGCGCCTTTTTACATCAAGGCAATTAGTTCAAGCACAAACACGCTGTATATCACTGCTTGCCAAGCTGATTAAGGGTTTGATATGGCAAATGAAGCCGCCAAAACCCAAACCATAAACATTGTCCCAGTTCAGGGCATATTCCAGCCTGAACCGACATTCGATTTGATCACGCTGATTGGGCCAGCGGGTACGCCTTTTTACGCCAAGATTGATCCAAATCAATCAGGCTTAAACATCACCAATAGCACAATAAACAGCACCACAATTGGAGCAATTACCCCGTCTACTGGGGTTTTCACCGATATTGCCACAACCACAGGCACAATTTCAAGCGTTCCATCTGGCCCGACTTCCATAGTAAATCAAGCCTATGTGGACGCAATTGCCCAAGGTTTGGCGTTCAAAGCGCCAGCAAACTTCACTACCACAGGCAATATCACGCTGTCTGGCTTGGCGGTACAAGCTGGTGGCGATTGGAATGTAACTTTAACTGCGGGAAACCGCATATTGGTAAAAGACCAAACAGCGGGTGCTGACAACGGTATTTATTTGGCTGCGGCTGGCGCTTGGACTCGATCCCTTGATGCCAATACCTATGATGAATTGCTGTCTGCTTACCTGTTTGTACTGGATGGCGTGACGTTGGCAGGGTCTGCATGGGTGGATACCAATTTGCCGGGCGGGACTCTTGGGGTCACTGCCATTACCTTTGTGCGGTTTGCCAATACTGCAATTTATTCTGCTGGCACAGGGTTAACACTAACCAACTATGTGTTTAGCATCACCCCTGTGGGAACTGCTGGAACATATGGTTCTGCATCTGCTGTACCTGTGTTTGTCACCAACGCATCAGGTCAGGTTAGTTCAGTCACCAACACCCCAATTGCAATTGCAAATACGCAAGTTTCTGGGCTTGGCACAATGTCCACCCAAAATGCCAATGCGGTAGCAATTACGGGCGGCACAATTGATGGCACAACCATTGGCGGGTCAACTGCTGCGGCAGTCACTGGCGCAGTGGTTACAGCAAACACTTATTTCAGCGGCGCTGGAACGAATCTAACAGGCACTGCAAGCGGTTTATCCATTGGGGGTAACGCAGCTACTGCCACCACCGCAACAAGCGCCACAACCGCCACTAATTTGGCTGGCGGGGCATCAGGATCGTTACCTTACCAAACAGCGCCAAGCACCACAACATTCTTGGCAGCTGGGTCAAATGGTCAGGTTTTGACCTTGGCTTCAGGCGTTCCATCATGGGCAACACCAACCACAGGAACGGTCACATCGGTAGGAACTGCGGGTACTGTTAATGGTTTAACACTAACTGGTGGGCCAATTACAAGTTCTGGAACAATTACTTTAGGTGGCACTTTAGACCTGTCTAGCCCTCCAACCATTGGCAACACAACGCCGAACACAGGTAGATTTACGACTCTGACGGTTGATGACAATTCCACTTTTGGAACTAGCAATACTGACACAATCAATTTTGTTGGGCGCATAAATTCAGACTTTGACCCTGCAACTGATAACACTTACGATTTGGGGCGTGTAGGCCACGAATGGCGCAATTTGTATATTGATGGAACTGCCAATATTGACAGCTTAATTGCTGATACTGCGGATATTAACGCGGGAACAATTGACAACACCTCAATTGGCGTAACAACTGCTGCCGCTGGATATTTCACAACCTTATCACTGACAAGCACATTGGCTGTTAATGGGTCAACAGGCACAAATGGTCAAGTTCTTCAATCCAATGGTTCAAGCGCACCCACATGGGTAACTCCATCAAGTTACGCCACCGTCACTGATGACACAACCACCAATGCAACGCGATACCCGCTGTATGCTGATCAGACCACGGGCAACCTAACCACTGAGTTTGTCAGTTCCACAAAGCTGCAATTCAATCCCTCCACTGGCGTTTTTACATCTACATCATTCAGTGGTGCGGGTACGGGCCTGACAGGGACAGCAACCAGTTTGTCAATTGGTGGGAATGCGGCGACTGCAACAAGTGCAACTACGGCAACCAATATTGCAGGCGGTACAGCTAACCAGATTCCTTTCCAAACAGGTGCTGGCGCGACTTCATTTATTGTTGCGCCAACTGTTTCAAACACAGCATTAACATGGGATGGATCGGCATTTGCTTGGGTGGCTGGTTCTGGTGGATTAACCATTGTTGACGATACAACAACAAATGCAACCAGATATTTGACATTTACAAGCGCAACGACAGGAACAATTACTTCTGAAAATGTTTCTAGCACTAAGCTAACATTTAATCCATCTACTGGAATATTGGCGGCGACTGGATTTTCTGGTGCTTTTAATGGCACTATTGGCGCAACTACGGCAAATACAGGGGCATTTACCACTTTATCTGCTACAGGCGTTACCACTGTTCAAGCTGGAACAGTTTCACTACCTGCTATTACTACATCTGGTGACACAAACACAGGTATCTTCTTCCCTGCCGCTGACACCATTGCTTTTTCTGAAGGTGGTGTGGAATCTATGCGACTTGACTCCATCGGTAATGCGATATTCAAAAATGCTTTTTCTAAAGTATTTTCAATTTCCGCTTCTGTTGCAGCCAACGCATTGACAATTTCTGCCTCTCCATTGAGTTTGGATTTTCGTTCAGTCACTTTGGGTAGCGGTACTGTTACGACTGTCTCTGGAACACCCGCCAACTTGGTCATTTCAAGCGGATCAACCCTTGGAACGGTAAACAACGTTGCTTCGCGTATTGTGGTCATTGCCCTCAACAACGCTGGAACGATTGAACTGGCGGCGGTCAACATTTCTGGCGGCACACAGCTTGATGAAACTAACTTGATTTCTACCACTGCTGAAGGTGGTTCTGGCGGTGCAGACAGCGCAACCGTAGTGTATTCAACCACTGCTCGTACATCTTTGGCTTATCGTGTAATTGGTTTTATTCAGTCTACTCAGGCAACGGCAGGGACGTGGGTAACTGCACCTAGCACGATTCAAGGTGTGGGCGGGCAAGCGATGACGGCTATGAGTAGCTTGGGGTATGGGCAGACTTGGCAAAATGTAGCTAGTAGTAGGGCTGTTGGTACAACTTATACAAATACTACTGGTAAACCTATTCAAGTGCAAGTAACTTCAAATTCGGGTGTTGGTAATAATGTTGCAAGACTTACTATTGATGGCATTATCGTCTCAGCTTTTAAAGATAATGATTATTACACTGCATCACTCGTTACTCCTCATAATGTCACTAATATGGGAATTGTCCCTCCAAGTAGCACTTATTCAATCACAAACAGTAATAGTGGAACTACGATTCAATATTGGGCAGAACTTAGATAAAAGGACAAACAATGCCACATTTTAAAGACTCAAACAACAAACTGTATTGGCTTGACGCTGGTGACGACCCTGCGGTCTGGTTGCCTCAATGCACTGCAATCACAGAGGAAGAAGCAAATGCAATTCGTGTTGCAGAGCAAGTTGCACTTGAGGCAAGTTTGACCTATGCACAAAAACGAGCATCAGAGTACCCACCCATCACAGACTACCTTGATGGCGTAGTCAAAGGCGATCAAACGCAGATTGACAAGTACATTGCTGATTGCTTGGCAGTCAAAGCTAAATACCCAAAGGAAACACCATGAACGCCATTAATTCAGCATCCACTATTGACCAAATCAAAGCGGCTATGCCATGACTACATTTAATTGGAAAATACTTGAAGTCTCCGCTGATGGTGATTTGATCACTCACGCCAAATATCATGTGACCGCAGAAGCTGACACAGGCGAAAAAGTAGAAACTGAGGGCAATTGGTGGTTTAGCGACAAAATCTTGAAAAAGCCCTTTAGCGAAGTGACAGAAGCTGATGTGGCATCATGGATTGAAAATGAGACTACCCAAAACGGAATAAACCTTATAAAATCACGATTAGAGGAACAACTAGCGTCCCTGACAGGGAATGGAGTTGTTGTTGCCCCTTGGTTACCACAGAAATTTGTGCCAAAGGTGTAATAAATGACGACTCCTTACGACATTATCAGCAGGGCGCTTAAAGATATTGGTGCATTAGCGGCTGGCGAATCGCCATCAGCAGATGATGCCCAAGACGCATTTGATCTGCTAAACGATATGTGCGCCCAGTGGTCGAATGAAAACATGATGGTTTTCTACAAGACCGAAATTATCTTCCAGACTGTTCAAAATACCGTGCAATATACCCTTGGCCCGTCTGGGTCGGTGGGCGCATCTTTTACAGGTTCAATTGCAGGCACAACCCTGACCGTTCCTGTGAATGGCGTAATTTCTGGCGCTATCACAATGGGCATGACCATTACTGGCGCAGGCATTGCCGCAGGCACAACCATTGTGGGCTTTGGCACTGGCGCTGGTGGTAACGTCAATGAGGGCGGCACATACACTGTCAGCATTTCCCAGACCGTGGCAAGCACCACAATCACTGCCTACTATGAACGCCCTTTGACCATTGAATCAGCGTTTGTTCGCGTAGCTACGCAGCAAGGCGGCTCAAATATAGCTGGTGGTTATTTGGATTACCCCGTGGCAATCCTGAGTTTGGAAGAATACCAATCCTTGGGCATCAAACAATTGAACGGCCCGTGGGCAAAGATGATTTACTACCAACCCAGCGAAAATTTGGGAACGTTGTATGTCTTTCCTAACCCGTCGTCTGGCGAGCTTCACTTATTTACCAGCACGATTTTCCGCACATTTGGTTCTTTGTACGACACAATCGCGCTGCCACAGGGCTACAACATGGCGTTGCGGTGGTGCTTAGCTGAACGCATGATGCCTATGTATGGCAAGGCTTCAGCTACCCAGATTCAAATGATTAACGCCTTTGCTGGTCAAGCAAAAGCCACGATTAAGCGCACCAATATGCGCCCAGCACAAGTGTCCCGTTATCCTGATGCCTTGATGGTCGGACGGGCTAAAGACGCTGGCTTTATCATGGACGGCGGCTTCCGATGATTTATAAAACAGTTAGAATGGTGGTTTTAAAAAGGAATTGCCATGAAAGCTGGAAAACCTCAAAACACGCCAGAAGTGTTGTGGAGTAAAGTTGATGTTAAAAGTAAAAATGAATGTTGGCCTTGGAAGGGATCAATTGAAAATGGATATGGGCGAACTTGGATTAATGACAAAGGTTATTACGCCCATAGAGTTATTTTTAATTTAGCAAATCCAGACATGATTGAATTAAAAGCGCCAACCAATAAAAAAGCAAAAGGCTTTTTAATGCATCTTTGCGACAATCGTATTTGTTGCAATCCAAATCATTTGCAAATAGCAACTTTGCGAGAAAACAATTTGGATATGCATCAAAAAGGCAGAGTAAAACATAAAGTTGGCGGCGATCATCATCGTTCTGTTTTTACCAATCAGCAAATTGAAGAAATCATGGATTTGCGTCAAAATGGATTAACCATGAGCATGATTGCAAAAAAAATGAATGCAAACAAATCAACTATCAAATCACTGATTAGGAGAAAATCCTAATGGCAGATTTTGGCTTTGTTGGCCCATCTTACGAAGCGCCCAGCATTTACCAAGATGCCCAAGAGTGCATCAATTTTGTTCCTGAAATTGATCCGCTGAAGCAACAAGGTGAACGCGGGGTGGTGGCGCTGTACCCAACGCCGGGACTGACTTCATTGGTGCTTTTTCAGAATCAAGAAGAAGTCAGGGGAATGCGTACCCTGTCAGGCGGCGACATTCTTGTGGCGGTTTGTGGCCCGTATGTTTACGCTTTAACTTCCATCTACACCACTACAATGGTGGGTCAATTAACCACTTCTACGGGCATTGTGGGCATCACTGACAACGGTGTAAATGTGTATATTGTTGACGGTCAAAATCGGTACACATGGCGCATTTCTAGCCCATCTGCTGCGGTTTTCACTGGTTCAATCAGCGGCACAACCTTAACAGTCACCGCAATCACAAATGGAACAATTGCCATCGATCAGGCGTTGTTTGGTGTAGGCGTAACGCAAGCAACGGTCATTACGGCCTTGGGTACTGGAACTGGCGGGGTTGGTACTTACACTGTTAACCAAAGTCAAGCTGTGGTAAGTGGGTTGCTAAATTCAGCATCTGTTGGTGCGGTCATAAATGGGCAGATTGTTGGAACAACTTTGTATGCAAACACTGTCACAGGTACTTTGTATGCAGGGCAAACCATTCAGGGTTCAGGTGTTACTGCTGACACAATTATCACTGCTTTGGGAACTGGAACAGGTGGAATAGGCACTTATACAGTTAACGCATCGCAAAATGTTCCCGCAGTTGGCGCAACCTTTACAGGTCAAGTTGCTGGCACTGTATTAAGTGCAACATCTGTTACTAGCGGAACAATTAATGTTGGCGCATACCTTTATGGCACTGGCGTAACCCCAGCCACCACCATAACAGCTTCAAACACTTTTACGTCCACAGGTTCAACAATTACTGTAAGCACTGGGGTTTTGACAATTGGCACATTAACTGCTGGCACAATTTCTGTTGGTCAAGTCTTAACTGGCACAAACGTCGTGGCAGGGACTCGCATCATATCAAACATCAGTGGTAGCGGAAGTGGTAGTACATGGAATACCACACAAACCACAGCAACAGCATCCACCGCTATTAACGGTCAAAGCTACACTGTAAGCGCATCGCAAACCGTTGCATCAACTACCATGAACACTTCTGCTGGTCAGACCATGTATGGTTTGAATTGGTCGGTTTTGCCTAGCACTGACGGGGCATTCACGAGCGCCACTTCTGTTGACATTGTGGACAACTACTTTGTATACAACCGCCCAGATACTCAGCAGTTTGGTGCATCTGCGGCTTTGTCGCCTATTTCGCCTGCGTTGAGTTTTGGTAGCAAAGACGGTGCGCCTGATGACTTGGTTGCATTGATTGTTGACCACCGTGAAGTTTATTTGCTGGGTGAGGTTTCTAGCGAGGTGTGGATTGATGCAGGCACAAGCCCTTTCCCGTTCCAGCGAATCCCCGGCACATCTACCCAGCACGGCATTGCAGCCGCATTTAGCGTAGCGCGGCTTGGCAATTCCTTTGCATATTTAAGCAGAAACATTAGAGGGCAAGCCCAAATTGTGCAAATGAATGGCTATGTTCCCACAAGGATTTCCACCCATGCGGTTGAAAATTCTTTGACAAATCAAGTGATTAGCGATGCTGTTGCATGGACTTATCAGCTTGAAGGCCACGAAGTTTACGTTATCAGCTTCCCATCAATTAACCTAACTTGGGCTTATGACATTGCTTCAGGAATGTGGCATAAGTGGTTGTATACAAACAATTTAGGCCAGTATGAACGCGCAAGGGGAAATTGTTGCGCTGAATTCCAAGGTTTGGTAATGGTTGGGGATTACGCCAACGGCAAGATATACAAGCTCGACAAATTAAATTACACAGATGATGGTCAGCACGTTAGGCGTTTGCGCCGCGCACCGCATTTGGTGGCAGACTTCCAGCGGGAATACTTTGATGAATTGCAGATTCAGTTCCAGCCCGGTGTTGGTTTGCCCACAGGACAAGGGGAAAACCCTCAAGCAATGCTGCGGTGGTCGGACAACGGCGGTTCTACTTGGTCAAACGAACATTGGACTACCATTGGCTTGATTGGTAAATATGCAAACCGTGCCATTTGGCGGCGGTTGGGTACAGCGCGGGATCGTGTGTTTGAAGTTTCAATTTCTGACCCTGTAAAGGCGGTCATCATCTCTGCTAACCTGAAATCTAGCGTAGGGGAAAACTGATGTTGCCAACACCACAAAGCCAGCCATATCCGCAATCAGAGTTTTTGGATGGGCAGACCAAAAGGCCCACACGGGCATGGCAGCAGTTCTTTATTAACTTGTTGAACTTCACTAGCGCCAGCACAGCGACTGCGGGATCGGCAACATTGCCTGCTAACCCTGTTGGCTTTATGAATGTAACCGTTAATGGTGTGGCTTACAAAGTGCCATATTACGACCAATGAACGACCTGATTTTAAATAATGTGCCAAGCCGTGAGCAGATCGAAAGACTGCAAATGGAAATGTCGCAGATGCCAAGAGCAGATTTGCAATTGGCGGCTGATGCTATGCAGACAGAACATTATTTCCACGCAGGGATGTATGCAAGAAAGTTAACCCGACCAGCAGGCACATTGATTGTCGGCAAGGTACACAAGAAAGATCACTTCTTTTTATGCGCCAAAGGTGAAATAATTGCATGGACAGAGGGTGGCATGAAGCACCTGTACGCTGGAGACATTGTGCAAAGCAGACCCGGCACAAAGCGAGTGACGTTGGCGGTTACTGATGCAATTGGGATAACGTTCCACAACAGTGCGGAAACCGACTTGGACAAATTGGAAAAAGAATTGATTGAACCAGATGAACTCGCGTTGTTTGATTCTTCTAATAAATTGAAAACGCTAGAAATTAAAGGGGAATAATATGACTTGGACAACAGTAGCATTAATAGGTGCTGGTGGCAGTCTTCTTGGCGGCTATCTTGGCGGGAGAGGGGCGGAAAAAGCTGCTCAAACACAAGCTGCTGCTGCCCGTGAAGCTATTGCCCAACAACAAAGAATGTTCGATATTCAAAACGAACAGCAACGCCCTTACAGAGAGGCTGGTTACAGTGCATTAAGCGACATTGCTGGCATGAAACCTTATCTGACCCAGAAATTTGGGCAAGAGGAATTTCAGGCAGGCATTGACCCAAGTTACAACTTCAGACTTCAACAAGGCAATATAGCAACCACAAATTTAGCAAATCGGGCTGGAGGATTGGTTGGCGGTAATGCTTTGCAAGGTTTAACAGACTATGGTCAAGGCGCGGCAAGTACAGAGTTCCAGAATGCGTTTAACCGTTTTCAAACGCAAAGAGGCAACATTTACAACACATTGGCAGGCATTGCTGGCATTGGTCAGACCGCACAAAAACAGACTTCAGACCTCGCCCAAAATGTATCTGGCAACATTGGTCAGGCCACCATTGGAATTGGTAACGCTATGGCTGGAGGTCAGATTGGCGCGGCAAATGCTTACTCAAACGCTATTCAAGGTGCTGGCAACGCATACATGATGGGCAATTTGTTAAAACCGCAACAAACAGGAATTCCTATGCCTGCGGGATATGGAACGCCTGTTCCACAAGGTAATATTCCATACGACGTAGCATAAGGATAAAAAATGGCAGATTTTTCAGTTAACCCTATTGCTCAAACTTTAAAACCACCCGCGCAAATGTCGTTGGGTGAAATGGTTAATCTTGCCCGTGGCGCACAAGAATATCAACAAGCGCAAAAATTGAATCCTTTGGCGGTTCAGCAGCAACAGCAACAATTGCAGACACAGCAACAACAATTGCGAGCACTGCAACAAACTTATGAGCAAGCGCAACAGATGAACCCTCAGTTGCTGCAACAAGCACAGCAAACAACAAGTTCAGGCGCGATTGCGTTAGGCGTTGAAGAACAAAAAGACCTTGAACGCAAGAATATGCAAACGTTCTTTGCTGACCCAAATAATTTTCAAACAAACGGTCGAATTGATTTAGACAAGATTAATGCTGCTGTTCCAAAGATTGCACCTTTAACTGGCGAACAATACATCAGCAAATACAGCTCATTGGGCACATTACAAACACAAGCTATTGATGCCAAACAAAAACTGACCAAAGATCAAAAAGCAATGATTGCTCAAAGATTTAGTATTTTGGGAAGAATGGGCGTTCAAGACAAAAATCAATATATCAATGAAATGATGTTGATGAAACAGGAAAATCCAGACAATCCTGATTTGAATCGATTGCTTGATGCATACATTGGCACATGGATGTCAGAAATGCAGTCTGGCCCTGACTTGCCAAAAAAAGCAATTGCAGGCGCAGCAACTTTAATGACTCCAGCAGAACAACAAACATACTTTGCGCCTCAAGTTACTATAGATGAAAAAGGTCGAGTGTTGACAACAACACAAAGCGTTACTGGCGCTAAACCAATTGTTGAAGTTAGCATCCCTGCAGGTTTGCAACCCCAAACAACACAAGGCGCAAATGTACCGGGCGCGGCTGCCCCAGCTGGTTCTGAGGTTGCCCCCGGAATGCGTTTACCTTACCCAGTAAGACGATCAGACGTACCCTTTGCCCCAATGCCAACTGAGGACAAAGATCAAGCATCTGGTTATACATTTAGAGATAATTTGGTCAATGCTCAAAGTAACTTAGCCACAAAACGCCGCAATGTTGAAGAAGTAATTAATCAGGCTAATAAAATTAGTGAATCGTTGACTGTGCCTAATTTTTTAGCGCAGTTTGGTTTTTCAAAAGGTGGCGCACCAGAAAAAATGGAACGTGCTGTTCGTCAGTTTTTTGGAAGCGAACAATACGATTTGCTTGCCAAAGACTTAGCAAGAATGGCAATTGACAATTCCCAAGCAATGGGAAATGTTGGGGGTACTGTTGCTGGATTAGACATGGCTTCGGTTGCAAACGGCACAATTAAAGTTACACCTGATGTGTTGGTAAAAATTGCCCGTAGGGTGCAAGCTGATCAAACAAACATTGATATGCAAGCAAGTGCCGCACAGCAATTTGGTTCAAGATTTGGCGACAACAACATGAAAGCATTTCAGCAAGCATGGAATGCAAACTCAAAAGATACCAAAATCTTTGAAGCCATAAATATTTTGGAAACAGAATCTGACCCTAAAAAGATGGAAAACAAATTTAAAGAATTATTTCCATCTGAAAAGAAGCGCAAAACAATTCTCAAGCAATACAAAAACTTAAAAAGCATGGCGGCCACAGGTCTGCCAGTAGAACCACTTGGCCCAGAGGATTTTTAAATGGATGCCTTAGAAAAATTCCTTGGAGGCAATCAAGCTGTTGCTGAACCGCCTAAGAAATCAGGTGGTCAAGTTTCATCTGATGCACAAGCCAAGCGGGAACAAACTGCGTTGGCAATGATTAAAGAGGAATTGCGGAAAAACCAAGAAAGGGCGGCAAAAGGCGACAAAGAAGCAGAAATAAATGTTGCTGCATTAAAGCGTGAAATTGCACGTTTTGAAAAGAAATCACCAGCCGCAAAAAAAGCTGCCCCTGCTGCTGTTGCTGTTGCCCCTGTTGCCCAAGCTACCACATCTGATCCGCTAGAAGCGTTCTTGTCTGGTAAGCCTGCACCCGCAGCACAACCAGCAGCGCAACCAGCAGCGCAGTCAACAACACAACCAGCGGCAATTTCTGGGTCTAATCGTTATCAAGGTTACTCTGCTGCTGAAGAACAAAAAGCTGGCAAAGTTAAAACAAAGCCGCCTATGGTGCGACAAATTATTGGCGATGTATTGAAAAAAGGTTTTGAAACCCGTCAAGAGCTGGGCGAAAGGGCTGCCGGCGTTGTTGATGCTATTTACGGTGTTGTGCCTGCAACTTATGGCGCAGTAACTCAAGCATTTGCACGGGCTGGTCAAACACCAGAACAAGCAGAAAAAACAGGGCAAGTAGCCGCTACTGCAGTCAGTCAACCTATTGGGAAAGCCGCAAGCATTACTGGAAAAGAAACATATAAAAAGCCATTGGGCGGCATTACTGAGCCCATTGTTGAACAAGTCAATAAGATGTTTAATGTGTTGGGCATGACCCCAGAACAAATTTCAGAAAAAACTGGAATCCCTGCCGCTGACATTAGAAACATGGTAGTCATTGGTTCTTTTGCTATACCGCAAGCAATTAAAGAAACAGGACAAATTGTTGGTAAAGGCGTTGGAAAAATAACTCAAGAAATTTCACAAACACCTGTTGGAAAACAATTAACTCAAGCCGCTGAAGAATTGGAAATTGTGCGCCCCGGTGAACTTAGCAAAGCCCAAGCCCAAGCCCAGTTTGAAGCCAAACAAGCCCCAGCAGGCAGTGCAGGCGCTGCGGCAGTTGAACAAAATCCATTTGCTGGAAAGATTACTGGAGAAGAAACAGTTAGAGGAAGTGGAGTAGGTGCAGTTTTTCCACAAGTCAAACTTACAAAAATTCCTAAAAATGTTCCTGTTCCTGAACAACAATTGCGGTCACAACTTTTTCAAGAAGTTTTACCTAATTTGAAACCAAGGCCCGGCGTTGTAACAGGTAACGATAATTTATTGCGTAATGAACATGGCGAGGCAAATATGGCTGATCCATCTCCATTGGGCATGAAACTAAAAGAACAAATTGCCAATGAACAAATTGGATTTTCTAATTATGCTCAAGAACGTGTAAATGCTACTGGTGCAAGATCAACATTTACCAATGACGAACAACGTGGCAATTTTTTAAATGATGTAGCGTTTGGAAAAAATCCTGACGATATAGCGCCATCAAGTTTTACAGGATATTTAAATCAAGTTAAGCAAGATACATACAAATCTGCTTTTGAACGCATGGGAAGCAATAGAATCAATAGTTCACACGCTGATGATTTGTTTGTTGACCCACAAGTCAGGGCAACATTTAGGGCTGCTGGAACATTAGAACTTTTAAAATCTGCAAAAGATTTAATTCAATTAGCAAAAACTGATGGTTTTAATTTGCCTGATGGTACAAAAGCAGCGCCCGGCTCAGTGGCGGCATTTGATCATGTACGCAAAGTTTTCAATAGCCCTAAAGTATGGACACCTGAAAAAGCGGCTTCTATTCGTGAAATCAATCAAGCAATTGACAAAGATATTGCTGCGGTTGCTGACCCTGCGTTATACAAACTTGGCGACAAAATTCATCAAGTTGAAAAAACAATTTTGGGATCAACTGGCTTTAAAAGATTGTTTGGCGAAGTGGACGCAAATGGCAATGTCACATCAAAAGTTGCCCCAGAAAAATTATTGTCATCATTAAACAATTTGCGAAAAGATGAATGGCGGCACATCCGCGATACATTTAGCGAATTGGCAAATGGTCGAGTTAGGGGCGCACCAGAGGGGTTGCCTCCAGTACCGCCAGAATTGCGCCAAGCCGCCGCCGCCGCTGTTGCTGAAATGGATGGCGCATTGGCCCGTGAAGTGTATAAAGCTGGCGCTTCTAAAGTTGGTGAATGGAATCCAAATTCTGTTAATAACGTGCTAACTTCTATTGTTGGAGAAAAGATTTTAGAAACATTTCCTCCTAGTGAGATACAAAAATTTGGCGCATTAAATTATGTGGGTCAATTCACCCCCGGTTTGAAATATGAGGGCGCTGGTCAACAAGCAAGACGTATCAGTTTGCTAGAAAAAAATTATCCTGCTTTTGGTGCTACTGTTGGATCGGGTTTAGGCGCAGTTATTGGTGAAACTCCTATATCTCCAGAAGCTGGATTAGGTGCATTTCTAGGTAGAGAAGCTGGCGCATATTTGCAAACTAGAAAAGCTGTCAAAGAAGAAGCCAAGGCCGTTAAAAAAATGGAAAAAGAAATGGAAAAAGCTAAAGCACTTGGTCAACAATCAGGGCAAAATAAACTTAACGACTTGAAAAAATAAGGACGCATCATGGCAGTTAATCTTTCGCCCATAGGCAACGGTCAGCAATTCTTTGACAACACAGGGTTGCCATTGAATGGTGGCTTGATCTACACCTACCAAGCTGGTTCAACCACGCCCTTGGCAACTTACACAGATGTGAATGGCACAATTGCAAATTCAAATCCTATTGTGTTGGATTCGTCTGGTCGCCTGCCATCTGAGGTGTGGCTGACCTATGGTTTCTTTTACAAATTTGTTGTCAAAACATCTGCTGCGGTAACCCTTGGCACATACGACAACATATATGGAATTATTGGCGTTCTAAACACCAGCACAGGTACAACCATTCCCACGGGCATGATTTCATTGTGGTATGGGTCAATTGGCAGCGTTCCATTGGGCTGGTACTTGTGTGATGGCACAAACGGCACACCAGACTTGCGAGACAAGTTTGTGGTGGGCGCTGGTTCAACTTATTCTGTAGCAGCTACTGGTGGTTCAACTGATGCAATTGTGGTTAGTCACAACCACACGGCGACTTCAGTGGTCACAGACCCCGGTCACTTACATACAGAAACCACATACAACCAACCCGGAATTGGTAATGCTGGTGGTGGTGGTGCAAGGGTTAGTGCTTTAACCACAAACACTGGAAGCGCGGTTACAGGCATCACAGTTGCCACAACAAACGTAGCCGCTGGCGTTTCTGGCACAAATGCAAATCTGCCCCCTTACTACGCACTTGCGTATGTAATGAAAGCCTAAGATGGAAATTGACTTAGTTAAATACGGGGTGCTTTGGCAAAAGGTTCAGGACTATGAACGCCGATTCGACCAGATGGAAACCAAGATTGACAAAATGGAATCTTCCATTGAAAAGCTAGTAGCACTGGCAAATCAAGGGCGTGGCGGGTTCTGGGCGGGTATGGCCTTGGTTTCTGCCTTGTCTTCTGCTGTGGGCTATGTAAGCCATTGGGTAGGTAAGAATTGAACCTATCACATTGGCATTGGCTGCAATTGCTGGAATTAAGCAATCTGTGGCTCTGTACAAGGATGCAAAAGCTGCGGGTACAGACCTTTACAAGATAACCAAAGAAATATCTGGCTTCATTGGGCAATTCTTTGAATCGCACGAAGAAATAAAAAAAGAAGTCAAAAAACAAGAACTTGACCCGCCCAAGACCAAATCAATGAAAGCACAAGCATTAGAAAATGTGTTTCACCAGATTGAATTGGAACGGCAATCAGTAGAATTGCGTGAGTTTTTGATTTACCACACAGACCCAGCACTAGGTGCAGTTTGGTCGCGGTTTGAGGAAGAATATAAAAAACTGAACGAAGAAAACGAAAGGCAGATTGAACTTGACCGCCAGATGGAGATGCAACGCAAATGGCAACGCAGAAAAAGACTCAACAATCTGCAAGACAAAGCCCTAATAATCGGGGCAATTCTGACAGTTACTATATACCTCCACCTCCTGTTATGGTCAATAAAGCAGATGACAGCGGGCAAATAGTTTTTTTGATTTCATTGATTGTGGTGGTGTTGATTCTGCCGCTGTTCCTGTATTTGATGGCCTCTATGTATTTTGATATGCTTGTGTTGCAACAAGAAAACAAACAGCATCAGGCCATTATTCGCCGCCTTATTACCCAACTGGAGGAAAAGAAATGATTCCCATAGTCGCATC